TTTCTTTCCTTTGATTTGTTTTGTTATCTTTCTTCTGACAGAGGACCATATCTCTAAAGTAGCATAAAACTTTAAAGCGTTACCTCCTGAGCGTGTCTTCGGATTAAATTTAGCACCGAATCCAATGTTATCTCTGGTCTGGCAGAGTATTAGTAAAATTGAACCTGATTTTTTCATAGGTGTAAGTAGTCTACGGAGTCCTGCTGAATTCTTTTTAGCTTTACCATCACCATAAGAGCCGGCTGACTTATTTCCTTTACGATCAGCTTTCTTACCTTCATCAAATTTCTTATCCTCATCTTTAGAGCCTAGCACGTCCATAGAATCTTGTATATATATGAAAGGTCTGCCATCCTGAATAGCATCGTCCACGTTGTAATAAAAACCCTCTATATTTTCAGAGTATACAGCTTCACCTCTATGGTATGATGGTGCTTCCATTCTTTTTGCTACAGCCTTACCAAAGAACTTTTCTATATTCATCAACGCACCATCTTCTCCGTTGTCGTAGATAAAGCGGTAGTCCTTAAAGTTTGGATTGATACCAGCTTCTGCTAAGCAAGTAAGAGTGAGGAATGTTTTGCCTGAGGATGAATCACCTACTATAAAATAATACTTACCTTTAGCAAAGCCTCTGTAGGGTTTACCAGTACAGGCAAGATTTAAAAGAACACTACCAGTTGATAGATAATCTTTACCCGTGAGTTTCTTTTTTTTACCCTTCTTTTTTGTGAGTTTCTTTTTTACATCTTTAGCTTTCATTTCTTTTCCTTAAAAATAGGGCAGGATATAAAATACTATACCCTGCCCGTACTCAATCAGCTTCCATGCTTTTCATCATCGCAGGCATCCCATTTAGGGCATCCTTCGCAATCGCTAAGTAAATCACAATCTTCACCTAGGACTCCGCCTGCTGGGCATTTTATTTTTTTTTACCCTTTTTCTTTTTCTTCTTTGACTTCTTAGTAGCAGCTTTCTTCTTGGTGCTTTTCTTCTTGGTGCTTTTCTTCTTAGTTGTTTTCTTCTTGGCTGCTGCTTTCTTTTTCGCTGCTGCTTTCTTCTTAGCTGCTTTTTTCTTCTTAGCTGCAGCCTTTTCTTCTTCTTCGTCTTCGTCATCATCATCGTCATCTTCGTCTTCATCTTCGTCTTCGTCTTCGTCTTCGTCTTCGTCTTCGTCATCATCATCTTCGTCTTCGTCTTCGTCTTCGTCTTCGTCTTCGTCTTCGTCTTCGTCTTCGTCTTCGTCTTCGTCTTCGTCATCATCATCGTCATCTTCGTCTTCGTCTTCGTCTTCGTCTTCGTCATCATCATCGTCTTCGGGCTCTGCTTTTTCTTTCTTCTTGCCCTTTTTCTTTTTCTTCTTGCTCTTAACTTCGTCATCGTCATCGTCATCGTCATCGTCTTCCATAAGAACTGCTTTGAGTTCTTTATAACTAAGAAGCTTTAGAACAGAATCGAGGTCGTGAGCCTCTTCAACGATGTCCTCGCTGTATTCTTTCTTACGAGGTTTGAAGTCAATAGAATCTACTTCAAAGTAAGTAGTTTTACCGAAATGCTTTTCTTCCCACCCGCACTTTAGGGTAGAGCCTTCGTCAACCTCGGCAAAAGAATCATAATCATCTTCTTCATCCGAGTTACGAATACGAGCATCTAAAGCTTTTCCAAAAAGATGGAAGGATATATCCCAAATTTGAATACCCTTTTTACGGTCTTTGGTGTTGATGACATTCCAAAGCTGACGTTCCTTTGGAGATATGTCTTTGATCAACTGATCGTCCGAATCTTCGTCCTTTTTGAGTTTAACGATGTAATCGCAGATAGGACATTTCTTATTAGCAGTTTTTCGTAGGCATACATACGTGTTGCCATCTACACCAATTTTCTTATGAACAAAGAATGTGCGTTCATAATGAAGATTGCCTGCATCAGACCACGGATTTACACCAGACGGGCTTTTCGCTGTAGCCTTTACGTCATAGGGAATAATATCTATCCGGGTTGTGTCTGCCGATTTGACAGAATACATCTGCACACCGTCTGGGACATTAAACGCTGAAGAACTAAAGCTAGTCTTATGTTCCTCAGACCTCCGCTTCGCTCCCGCTCTGGTACTTCTTTTCTTACCTTTTTTCTTTCGCTTCTTTGCCATCTAAGGGCTCCTTAAAATAAAATAACATTAATGTTTTGATTCTTTGTCAATAAACTTTTTAGCCTGATAAAATCCTAGTGTTCCAAACTTAACTATAAAGTATGCGATAAAAGGAGAAATACCTATCAGTATAGCGATTAGAATTTCCTTATACATTTTTACTCCTTTTCTTTTTTCTCGCTGCTCTCTTTTTGATATCGTCCGTTCTATCTCTTGAGGATTTATCTTTAGCTTGTGGCGTTGAGAAGTAATTCTGGCCGTGTAAACTTACGCATCTTTCTAAAGCACTCTTGCGATGGTCCATAGCATTAACAGCTGAGTAGAAAGTGCTGACTACTTTATTCGCTCTAATTAAATCCTCGTTTGCTTTATAGACTGCCTGCTGTGCTGCAGCATACTTTTCATGAACTAAGATGCGATTAGTAATAGCAGACTCTGTAAGTTTTATGCCCTTGAGAAACTTATCAGGATTCTTTCTAATCTTTAAATCAAGTTTGGCTCTGGTAGCCTTACGGTCGTCATTCGCTATATCTAAACGAGCAAAACACCTAGCTGATTCTTCCTTAGCTTCTGTTAGCTGTTCTGAATATTCAAAAAACATCTTCGGTTGATTAACCCATTCTTCATCCAACCTGGTTAAATCTATTTCAAACATATCAAAGTCCATAGTTGTTGTTTTCTTTCTTTTCTTCGCCATATAAAAATCCCTTTCTATTCTATTATAGTGTAAAAGTCTAAGGAACGGACAAAAAAATAAAAATTATTCTCCGCTTATAACATCGTAACAGGCTAGAGCCAATCCCGCGTTCTTTGAATCGTAGAAATTCTGACTAAAGGCATCTATGATTATAGCAGCACGCGCAGATATATAACCACCTGACAATAAACAACTCCTAGCATACCCCAAAATACCCCATCGTAATCCTTCGGGCTCCTCTTGAGCATTGTCTTTTAGATACTTAGCCATAGTAGGCCAGGTGGTTCTTGTATTTATTAAGAGTCTGCCGATAAACTCAGATGCTTTTGCTAAGGTAGTTTCTTCTACAGCTTCAAGCATTTCTTTCTTATCGTCTAATAGGTAAACTTGATTGAGAAGGACTAAAGCTTTGCGAGCAGAACCTTCTGCGTGCTCTAGTATAGATGTTATTACCTCTGCTGGTATTTTTACTTTTTCTTTTTTCATAATACCAGTAACGATTTTCTTCAGAAGAGGTTTACTTAATAACTTAACTTTTATTTCGGTTGCTCTTGTTCTGATAGGTAGTTTTAACTTCTTAGGGTCTGTAGTAGCAAGTATGAAATAAACACCCTTAGGCGTATCTTCAAGCATTGTTAAAATCATATCTTGAGCAGCTGAGGATATTTTATGAGCTTCGTCAATAAGCCATATTTTACAATCGCCTTTAAACGGAGCTTTGTTTAATTGCTTTCTAATATATCGCATATCCTCTATGCCATTTTTATCAGAGCCGTTAATTTCTACAAAGTCCATCTTATGGCACTTTAATTCCCTACGAAGGATTCTTGCTATAGTTGTTTTACCGCATCCGGACTCACCAGATAACAGTAAAGTCTGCGGCAGTTTATTCTTTTTCAAGAATGATTGCAAACTTCTGATCACTACGTCTTGACCTAACACGTCCCCTAAACTTCTTGGTCTGTATTTCTTATAAAGTTCCTTCATTCTTGTTCCTTCCATCTTTTTAAAAGATTATTTGCTCTGTTTAGTTCTTCTGAGTATCCACCTTCAAGACCATCTGCGTTTCCTCGGAGTTCATCTTCACGCCATTTCATAGCAGTGGTCATCCAATCTAAAGTTATAGGCGTTTCTTCATTAAGAATTTCAGCTACAGTTCTATTACAACTAACACAAAAGGGTTTAACTAAACAATCTAAACTCCCTTCAACTAAAGCATAATCACCATCTATTAGATAACAAGCATTATCTCCGTTACCACATTTACTTTTTTTGCACATTATACACTCACCTCTTTCTTTTGGAACCAGTTACCACCGACTGGAGTAGCCTCCGCCTCTATAGACAGCGGTACAATAATCCAAGGCCAATGCTTGCGAACATCTATAGTCATAACTTGCTTGACTATTTCTAAATAGTTTTTCATTTCTTTTTTATGAACGTCTGCTACGATACTATCGTGAATCTGTCCGACAATAAGAGATTTCATTTTATACTTATTAAGCTTTTTCTGAATACGGATTAAACTCCAGAGTAGCCAATGGAATGCTGCACCCTGTACTGGATAATTTATAGTTTCTTTTCTACTCATTATACCTTCAAGCCTAAAGCCTGTAAGTAAATCTATGTATCCATTTTTTAGATAAGCGTTAAACCAATCTTTTTTCCATTGACCATAAACTTTAAAACGTCTGTCCCAGAAGTCGTCTTCAACGTCCTTTAGATGTTTTTCAAAAGTTCTTTTTCTTGGTTCTTCCTTAGGATTACAATCACCCAGTTCTAAAATACCCTCAGTTTCTAAATGACTATACAAATCATAGCCATCTATGCGATGAAGTTTCATTTCAGCAATAGCTTCCCAGAGACTCTTAGCACAAGACATATACCAGTCACCATAGAATTCAGGAAAGACAAATTTATTCTTACTACAATATCTAATATCTTTTGCGCGTTTTACTTCTGCTTTATCGTCCTTGTCTTGAGGAGTTAATTCTTTCCTAGATAGTTTATAAAGCTGCATTGCCATATCTGTATGGAGTTTGCCTGGATTTTTTTTAATATACTTAATCATAACAGGGTCTAAGTGATAACAAGCTGCGCAGCCTATCTCTGCTCCACTATAGTCGGTCTCTACAATACGATGGTTCTTTCTAGCTATAAAAGCTTGGCGTATCAGCTCGGCAAACTCTGGGTCCCTTACGGGCATATTCTGAAAGTTAGGGTCTGAGCTGCTTCCACGCATAGTTGATACTGTATGAAGATTAAAGAACGGGTGCAAGAATCCATTAGTTGTCGCTCGTAAAATTCCTTGTAGATAGGTCGTCTTTGCTTTCTTTAGTTTTTCTAATCTAAGAAAGTCAGATGTAAATGGTAAGTCAAGAGCGATAAGAACTGAAGCATCTACTTGATGTCTGCCAGTTTTAGTTTTAGCTATGCACTCATATCCCATCGTATCGAATAAGACCTTACCTAATTGCTCATTAGAACCGATGTTTGTTTTAGAGCCAAATTGTTTTCGCCATATCTTGAAGATTTTATCTTTCTTCATGCCAGTTGTTACGTTCTTAATTTCATCTTCAGTTTTTTTAATAGCTGACTGAAGATAGTCTGTATCAATTTTAATGCCATTGTCTTCGACTTGCGATAAAGCAATGGCACCTTCGTGAAATAATTTATAACCTTCGTCAGTAGTGGGTATCATTTGGACTCCGTTTCTTTTTTACAGTTAGATTTATGAGAACATAGAAAAGCTAATTCACCGCAAACAAGCACGTAACTGCCGTAACAATCCGGAGTAGTTTTTTCTTCTTTTACCTTTTTAGGTAATTTAAAACTATCGCAACTTTTTAAATCTTCACGATAGCAGTTTGATTTATCTACACATTTAATACAAATAGTTGAATCGTCTAGCAGTTCACGCATTAACTGAGATGATGTTTTTGTTTCTTTTACGAAAACACCATCTACCATTTTTCCTTTTCTGTCTTTAATTTCCTCGTAAGCTAATTCTAAACAAGTATCGTAATCATAACTCAGCTGCATACAGATAACATTAAGCACTACTTGAATATCTCCAATAGCATCTATTATCTCTATTTGGTTATCAGCCACTAAGGCTTCTTCTAATTCTATGTACTCCTCCTTAAGTTTTTTAAGCTGGTCCATAGGTTTTTGCGT